CTGTTTACCTGTGTGTCATGCAGGCCGGACAAGGCGTGTCACGCAGTATTAAACCGGAGTGTGTGTAGTCGGCCTGACCACGGCTTGACTTTAATGCTGGAGGTGCCTATGACTTCCATAGAACGACTCTATCGTTATGACCGCGGTAGGGTTTCTTTTGGCGGGGTCAGAAGCAAAGCGATTGTCTTGTTCGCTCTTAAGCGAGTGTTGGAGCTGCAAGGCTTCGATCTTGATGATCGCGTGGATAATAAATCCGTTTGGTCAACGGACGAGTTGTTCACACGGCTGAACGAATTCGGACGGCCGATGCGCTTCTCACCTGTGGAGGATGCGTGGAAACACGCGTACCGGAAGACTCTCAACGTATTTGGGAGTAAAGGCGTGAAACTGCGAGCTCTACGTGAAAGTGACCAGTTACTTAAGGCCGTGAGGCTCTCAAAATCTGCTGGTCTACCTACGCTCCGTAAAAAGGGCGAGGTGTTCTCAAAAGAGCTGCGGCGGATGGAGCGAATACGCGACGACCGCTGCGCGCCACCACCTTGCATCGCCTACCATCGCGTGCAACATGGCGAGAAAGGGCCTAAAACTAGATTAGTTTGGGGTTACCCGCTGTCTATGACTTTGCTCGAAGCGCAATTTGCCGCTCCTTTGATCGAGCATTTCCTACGTGTCCAGAGTCCAATGGCGTTCGGCTATCGCAAAGCCGACCTATGGGCAAGGATGATACCTCTCACAAGGAGGGAAAGGCTGCTAGGCTTGGATTATTCCAAGTTTGACAGCAGCGTTCATCCGCAGCTGATCTTGATGGCATTCACAGTGCTGTCAACATGGTTCACAGCTGAAGACCGGAAGGACGGACGGTGGGATAAAATGGTCCACTACTTTATTCACACCCCAATCCTGATGCCTGATGGGTATGTCTACAGGAAACATCGCGGTGTACCAAGCGGGAGTTACTTTACCCAATTGGTAGATAGCATCGTGAACTATTTCATCCTGCAGTATATGGCCTACAGGTTTGGCATGAAAGCCGATGGCTTAGTGCTCGGTGACGACAGCTTGATATACGTCGAACCGAAATTCGGGGATAAGAAAGACTTTGGCTTCTTGCGTGAGGGTGGTTTTGGCCTACAGGCTGTGGCGGCCATAGTTGCCGAAATTGGCGTTGAAGTGAGCGTAAAAAAGTCACGGTATTACGTTGGTCGTGACAGACAAGCCATTCACTTCCTCGGACACGTATGGTCTAAAGGCTATCCACATCGAGATGCTCGCGATTTAGCAAAACGCGCCGTATACCCAGAGCGTTACCGCCAAGGTTTACACGCCCATGAAGTCATCCGACAGCGAGTTTTAATGCTGTTGGGCGATGCCGTCGAAGGATGGAAGGTCTTTAGGGCCGTTATAAAACCATCGCGACATGGTGTCTGCTTCACGACGGGGTTGGATGTTGATTTGTCTGACTCTGACGTAGGGTGGTATCGTGCGCTTATTGCGTCAGGTACAGTGGTCAAGTCTAGTTACCTGCCGTATAAAGGTCTGCTGGTCTAACCACAACCGCAAATAGG